TTCCAGCAAGTTCGCATCCCATTGGTTGGGATCAATTTGGTCCCTGATGTAGAGCATCTGTACCCCGACGGCGTTGGTATGGATGCGGCGCCCGATGATGTTGTATGGCTCTGTAGCGTCATCCAGCTTGATGACGGACAGGAGGTCCGCAGGCAAATCATAGGCATGTGCAAAGCCAAAGCCGGGCTCTGCCAGCGGCGCCCCAAGCGGTGCGGTATTCTGGGTACTATGCCAGGGATGCGCTCGGAGTACCGCATCACGGATTGGCTCGTACAATTCATTGCACAGCCTCGCACTGTCGGAATCGTCCGATAACGCCATAATGCGGGTATCGCCGAGGCGGAGAAGCGCGCCGTTGCAAATCGAGACTTCATCAGGCATGGATTAAGGCCTCTTGCGTCACCGCTGTCATCTTGCAGGGCCAGCCCGTGCTAGCCCTGCCGTAATTTACCCCACGATCGTAAACGTGGTGTACCCGGTCAAAACCTCCGCCGCGTTCATAGCCGCCGTCTTGTTGGTCAGGATCAACGGCAGGGTATCCCGGTTATTGAAGGCCTTCGTCGAGACGACTGGCGCATCCGCCGCTGCTTCATTGAGCCCAGCAAACCACCGTCCAGCTGCAACGCCCACCGCCAAGTCAAGCAGAAGCCCCGCAGAGTCGCCCGCGACGGTATTGCCCGCGACATCAAGATAGGCAGGCCACCCAAAGTCCAGCAACGCGCCCGCCGGTTGATCCGGCCAAATGATGAGAAATTCCTGCATGAGGATATATGCAGACGGCGGCAGCAGCGCGACGAAATGCACATCCCCAATCGCAGGGACTGCAGGCGTTGTCAGGGTAATCACCTGGATACTCTTGTCCGCGTTCCACTGCCCCCCGAAGACGCGCCCCCTGGTATCGCCTGCCAATGCCTCATATTCTAGACTGTTTACATTCGCCATACGATAGAGTTCCTTCTAGTTTTTGGCACAGCGCAATATACCCGAATTCCTTTTATTTCAGGTAGTTCTAGACTTCTACGCAGGCTGTCGAGAGCACGCCTGCATCTTGGATGCGCACCGCGCCCATAGAGGCCTGAAGCTGGATACCCATGGCGTTCTGCAGCGTCGGCAAACGATCAATCGTAGTTTCCTCCTCCATCCAGACGGCCAGCCCCACGGCGTTACGATGCCACGACAACACTTGGCGTTCACCTCCGGCATTGAGCGACAACAAGTTGCTCTGCCGCAGTTCAAGCCCCATCAACATCGGGATATAGCCCCCTACCAACGGCATTTTTATGCCGAGGTCGTTGATAAAATCAGAGCTCGTTGCCTTGGTTTCTGTCATCAGGTTCCGCATTTGTTGCGGCGACATCACACACACAAAGGCATCGGTGATCCCGGCCTCAATGTCATCAAGCCCAACCTCCCGCGCGGAAAACACATTACGCATTTCTTCGAGCTTGTCGAGGGTCAGACCCGTAGCGCTTGCCGCGATTTCCCCGCCCGTGCCCGTCCCGTCAAGCGCTGGCGCTGTGAGGTCATACGTTGAGGTGTCTACGCCGTCTTGCCCTTCCTGCGCGACAGCAAGTATCCCTTTCAAGATGACAGCATCAACCTCGACGTTCTTGGCCATAAAACCATTCTGCACATACGCCGAGCCCAGGGATACGATGGTTTCCTGCGTCTCCTCTTTGCCCAACAACACAGCGTGCAGGAAGCGGTTACGCGGCGCCCATCGCGCTTTGGATTGCACGTCTTGCCAGAGCGTTGCGGCATTCACCTGGCCCGTCACATCCTGCATCCGGGTAGGCGCAACCAGCGGAAATTGCTTCAAGTGACCGACAACCCCAGTCTCTACCCGTACGTACTTTCGCGTACGCGAGAGTTTTTGCTGGAACTCGTGGTCAATCATGATGGAGTATTCGTTAACAATATGCGGTTCTACACTAAAAGGCATGCTACGCTTCCTTCAAGGCTGCACTTTGCCCTAAATTCAGCGGGGGAAATCGGACACCCGGCCCCCTTGGCCCTTACGCGGCCCCGTCGGCCCTTCTCTCAGAGCAGTCCCCCAGGCCAGATCGGGAGAGGGAAGGAGGTAATCTGCCAAGCAGGTCTCTCGCCCCCTCCGACAACATACTGGAAATCTGGGCATGGATGGTATGTCGCCAGCAACTTGAACTCCCTAGACGCGTATGCCCCGTGCTTCACGGCGCACTTTTTCCTTGCCCAACGCCGTCAAACGCGCCTGGTCGAAAGGCTTATTATCCATTTTTAAGGCTATGAGAGCCTTAATTTCTTCGGCAATTCCTGGACCTGTCCCGCCAAACTCGCCAGCGGAAAAGTACGTATCCTCACCGGTCAGTTCTGTATAGAGGTCCGCAGCGTTCGCAAAGGTAGCAATGACATGCGGGTTGTTCCCCAGACCAGAGGCTTCGATCGCCTCCCAAGCTTTGACGCCATGCTCCTCGCCGCCTATCTGTCCGGTGCCTAATTTTGCAAAAAAGGAGGCCGCTTGGTCAAGTTTCCGCTGGGTCGTCGCGCCAAATTCTTGGTTGAGGTCCTGGCGCCCCTTTGCCCGCGCCCGTTCATCATTTGCGGCAGTCATCTTGCCTTTGTTTATCCCCATCCGTGCATTGAGATCAATCATTGCTTGAAATTGCTCTTGACTGTACCCCTTTTCCCATGCCATTTCTTGTGCTTGCTTCAAGCTCTCTGGCTCTAGCTCGTTCACAAAGCCCTCTGGCAACGCCTCGCGCATGGACTCCGGCACTTCCGGCACAACGTGAGTGTACCCCTCAGACTTCTCCGGCCTGCCGAGCTGATTGAAAAATTTGTCTTTGGTCGTGGTGTCCGCGTCAGCTGCCGGAATCTTGACCATGCCCCCGACCATGCGTTTCGTCTCGACATACGCTCGGGAGACGGCTTCTGCGCTGTTGAAGGGCTGAAGCGCGGGATCATTCCGGAGATTCTCAGGAAATGCCGCAGCGAAATGCAGAAGCGACGGTTCTGTAATGCCCGGAGGCTGTGTCGCTTGTCCGCCCGAGGCGCCGCCTCCCTCCCCAGTGCTGTTGCCACCTACCGCCCTAGCCCCGTCACTGTCTTCGGCCGAGGCCAGCAATGCATCAGGATTACCCCAATAGTTCAGCCGCATACGCGCTCCCTCTTTTCTCTAGTCCTCATTATGCCGAGGTCACCGACGTTCTCCTACAAGGCAAGACCTTTTTCCATGTTCTCCTGGATTTCCAACAGCACGCTGCGTTGCCCTTCTTGATAGGCCGAAAAGCAGGGATCATTGGGCACAAACGAAATACGGCGGCCTATGGTCTTTTCCCAGTGCGTCAAAATAATTTTCCCGGCATTGGTCCGGAAGAACTCGGCATACGCCGCCAGCAACGTGCGTTGTTCGTCAACCAACATGCGGGCGGTATCCGCCTGGACTTCACGCAGCTCTTGGGCCGTCGCGCTATGTTCCATGCGTCTATTTTTGCCTCCTCTACGCCGCCACGCCCTGCCCGATCGCTTGGATCGCGGGCACCGCCTTCCCTATTGCCGCTGCATCTTCCCGACGGCTTGCTGCTTGCTGGGCCTGCGCCTGCGCCTGCTGCCTCGCTCGCTGGGTCTGCCGCACCTCTTCAAGATTAATCATCAGCTGCCGCGGCATCCCGTTAATTTCTGCGCCGTGCCGAATCGTCTCATTCAAATCAAAGTTGTCCCAAGCCCCGAGGTCCTGCGTGGCCTCAGCAAGTTGCTGAGTCAACGAGATCGTTTTCTGAATGGCCACCAGATCACTCGAACGCTGCGCACGCGCCAATACGCCCTCATAATGCACGTCAAGTTGCCCGCCATTGCGGAGCAATGCCTCAAGAATGATTCCTGGGAGTGCTGCGATGGCGCCTTGATTCAGCAAGATCCCCAACGACCGATCAAGCATAGGCTCAACCGCCCCATGCACCAGCCGAAAAAAGGCCGGTCCAAGCAACCGCTGTGCCAGCTCAGCCCGTATTACCGCCTCGGTCGCCGTCATGTCAGTGGCCCCAGGCGGCGGGAGTTCCGACAGCACATTCGTGAAAAAGATGTTCTGGATTGACGTGCGAAGTTGCTCTTGATTGATCTGCACCAAGTCTGGACGCCCCGGAAGGTTCCACTCCCCGATATTATCGATAGAGTCCTGAAGAAACGTGACGGCCAATGGCCGAAGATTAATCGCCCCCAGCACTGTCCCTTGTACCGCTTTCAGCGGGGGTTGCACCCAGAGCTCGAGCTGGAGCAGGTTCATTTCCTTGAGCGTATTCAGCGTTTTGATGTCGGGTAAAGCCATATGCCCCGGCCCAAAGCCCCACGGCGTATCGTCCGGCTTCTGCCACCGCCCGACCAGGTAGGGAAATTCTGGATAGCCACTTTCACGCACTTCGGTCCAATCGGTCGCGTCGAAATAATGCGAAGCCCAAGGCAAGTTTTTGTTATTGATATTGCTGGAGTCTCGATCTTCACGGGGAAAAACGGCATGCAGGTAAGGCCAGGGCTTATCGCGTTCCCCCGGCTTCGCATCCTGTTCCACCGTCTTCTTGCTTACTCTGTCCCCAAAGAATTTGACGGCTTGCCGTGGTGTGAAAAACTCCATGCGATACAGGGTATCAACATTTCCCTGATCGTCTTCGGCGATACAGTAGCGGCCGGGTTGAACGGTAATAAAGCGGAGGCCAGGAAACAGCAGCCCAGGTCGTTCCTTCGCCGGGCCGAGGAATAGGGCAGCCGTGCCAAACGCTGCAAAGTGCAGATAAAACGATTCAAGGCTTTCATACGCATTGGACCTGGCAAACTCTTTAAGCAACACATCATCTGCACTAGCCAGCCATCCGGCAGCCTCCTGGTCGCCTTTGAGTAATGGGTCACGAAAAAGCTGTCGAAACCACGCCACAGACGGGTTGGTCATGCCCCCCATGAGGGAGGCCGCCAACGTTTGCAGGGACGAAATGGCGGTAGTGTCAAATAAAAACCGCGTACGCTTCTCACCAGGAAACGAATGGTGCAGGATATCCGCCGCACCCGGCAGAATCAGCTCTTTCTGCTCTTGCCATTCTGGTTCAAAATTGACGCGCTGGGTTTTCATAGCGTCCCAGCGAGCCTCGTGATAGCGTGCGTCAGTGGGCATTAGGGCGTGTCCTTCCCCTCTGTCGTGGCATCCATCAGAACCGCCCCCGCATGCACAGGATAAAGCGCACGCCTGTGGCGCCCAACGTCCCGACAGATATTCGGGGCCGAATGTAGGCCGCATCAGGTAAGATCATGTACAAACGCGGCTGGCTCACCGCAAGAAACGTCAGATCAGTGGTGTCAGGGACAGTATTGAGAAGCTTGAAATGCTCAAGCGCTGGGTCCTCCAAGCTGCCTTCCCATATGCCGGTGGCCCCGTTCCAGCCGTTGGCATCAGAAACCCCATTGACATCAACCGTCTTTTCATTGGCATAGAAAATATTTGGCGTCGGGACCGCAATTTGATCCGCAGCAGTCAGTTCCCACACCCACTCGGTATACCCGACTCTATACACGGGCTTCGCCGTCACCGCCATAACTATGGCTTCCTTAGCGTTGTAAGCTCCGCCCTGAGCTTTTCCGCCACTGCGACCGCATGCTTTGCCTCGGCCTCAGCAGCGCCATATCCTCTCATGACCTCGGTATGTGCAGCGTCCGCCTCGTTCTTTTGCGTAGCGTGCCCTGTCAAGGTAGCCGCAACACTCTGGCGACTTGCCTCAATGGTCTCCTGGTCAGCTGCCAAAGCGGGTGAGACGGCTTGATGACTCTCTGCGATTGCCAACGCATGCGCTTGCTTGGCTTCTCTAAGCTGGAGGTCTAGCGTGGCACTCGCCAGCTGAAAATCCGCACGCTTTTTTGTCAAGACCCCGTCAAGGCGTGTGTTTTCAGCCTCGAGCGCTTCGTTTCTGCGCTCGAGAGTCGCCTTGACGCTATCCAAATCCCCTAGCGCCTCATAGGCTGCAATCGCTCGAGACGCAAGGTCCGACCGAATATCGGCAAGCAAATTGTTGTGCCGCTGGACTTTTGCAATCTCCTGATCTATCTCGTCAGCCTCCTGGGCATCCGCTTTCCAATCACGAATAATCTCGTCAGCCATGGCTTCCCGTGCTCCCTCGTGTATCGCCATCCATGCTAGCGCCTCGTCGCTCGTCGAAAATATGGGCATTACCGCATCCCCCCGCGTGCAAGAGTGTACGGATCTTGCCCCCGATCGCCCGACCCGCCAAGCGCATACGTTTGACCGCGGTGCGCTTCATCTTTCCGGCGCACGGGTCGCCCGAAGGTCAGGGTGAGCGCATCCGCAATATCCGGGCTAGCTTC